ATATATATAAATAACAGCATGTTTATAGCGAGTCTATGTATAGACGAGATATTAAACATATATGCCTTATCAGGTGTACGTTATCCAATAACCCCCCTTTGTTTAAAACTACACAGAATTTTTATATTGTGTAATAAATCTCATCAGTTAAATAATATATTTCCCCCCTACCTACCCCCTAGCAATATACTTATCCACAGGTTATCCACATATTACTTTAGTACTATATAACTAACAATATACCAATCAATGACTTACAGTTACTGCCCACAGTTTGTTATTACATAGTTTAAATACCTTTATTGCCCACTGAGAAGTGTTATCACTAACCGTTTGATGTCCACCATCTAAGACAATCATAAACCTCTCACAGGGCCTTACATGGTGCTCGTCACTCGTCAACCTACACAGTTGTACTCTCACAAAAATCTAATAGTGAGGCTACCGCTTGGTATTATTTGCTGAACTATTAGATAACGATTGACATTATGTATTGCCTACTATTGTTCCTATATTACTTTTCGATTTTTGTTATCTCTCCGATTACTTTACGTGTTCCATCTCCGTCTGACAGTTCGTATCCTCGTTCCTCAACAGTGCTCCGTGATTAACCATGGTACTTTGGTACTCAATTTGTAAAGACGAATTTTCTATTGTTACCAGTAACTTTTGTAGCTGTTTGATGTCGCCTCGATAACGCTGTTCGTTGTGTACCACAACCCGTAGGTAACAATACAAAATCCCGACCTACGGTCGCTACGGCCTTGACAAATCGAGGCTCCCCAAAGTTCCCTGCTTTATCACGGCAGCATAGGGCAGTCGATGATATTAAACTTTTGGAGTACGTTATGCAATTATCCTTTCATTCTCTCTTAGCTTCAGCTCAGGAAGTAGACTTCTTCACAGACATCATTTTAGAGACAGGCTTGCCTGGCGATCTAGAACACAGTACTCTAGCTTTGCTAGAAACTGTGCCAGAAGAAGTACTTCTTTCGGAAGAAGAAGCTGCTTTCGAAGAACAATTAGATATCGAACTATCTCTTGACGAAGATTTTCTTAAATCTGAGTATTATGTAGTAATCCTAGACGATACAACTGGTGGTGCTGAAGAAGCATCTGGTAGCTGGGAAGACTGTAAAGCATTTGTAGATCACTACTCTAAGCTTTGCTTCGGACACCATTTTCATGCCAGATTCTTTGTAGCTGGCAATGATAATGTGTACGCAGAAGTAATATTCATTCCTACAAATTCTAATCCTACAGGCTATATTACTCTAACATCACCAAGACGTTGGTAATTCACAAATAACTTCTGGCGGTTGGTAGCAATACCAACTGCCTTTTTTTCTACTGCGCTTGTGTTACTAGGAACACCCATTCTCTCGTTACACCTAACTCCAACACCACATGCGTTAAAAACTGTTATTTATTTCCAGTACGGTTTCATCTACCAAATCATTTCATAGCGTTGATCTTATTGCTTATAAAGCTGCGTCATTACTTACTCCTTAACGCTTGCCCTCCCGTCTGTGATATGCGCTGCTTGTGTGGGGGCACTGTCCTACGCCAGAACCCGCAAGCGGAACCTGTCATAGGCCATGCACCAAGGCTGACAGTGTTGGTGTGCGGGGGCGGGCGCACTTCGTTTTGTTGGTGCGAGGCTTTCGTCCCCCCTCTTGGGCGAGGGGAACGAAACCCCCTCACTTTATCAACAAAACAAGGAGTTAGTTATGTCACAGCAAAGCAATTTCGATTTCAACACTTTCAATAATTTAGTTGAGCACAAACCTGCTGGTTTGCAAATTTTCTTGGCACAACAGTTGCTCTCAAACGCTCTGTGGTCTATGGAGAAGTACGACAATCCTCGTGAGGTGGACGTTCGCACTATCTTCAACGAGATCAAGGAACTCCGCATCAAGCTCAAAGCTGATGCTGAATCTCGCAAATAATCTTCACTCATAGGTAGTGGTTAATTCCACTACCTTTTCTTATTTCATAACTGGAGCTTTTCAAATGATCCATCATATCGCTATTACACACGAACACTCAGCAGTCATACGTACTGGAGACTGTGGCATAACAGATCTCGAATGGGAGCATGGATGCAGATCTATACAACTTAGCTATAAACAAGAGTCTATAGCGTATCAATACGTCAAGGCTTTAGGCTATGACGTACTTACCAAACAAGAATGGTCTGAGTACATCAGTGACTTAGATCCAGATATTGTTCCTAGTAACAATTTTGTAAGTACTAGGGTTATCAAGGATAAATGGGATGGTGCAAGGTCAGTTTATTAACATAAAGGAGAACTATATGATTACAAATCTATCAAATGAAGAAATAACTAGAGCTATGGAACTTATCCGTGATGCTGAATTTAGAATGAAACAAGGTAACAATGATCTTGCTCATTGTCATTTACTAGAAGCTATGGATGTTCTAGGTATAGAAAAGATAACAACTATTGAGTATGACTATTCCTAAAACTTACAAATACCTCTGCATATTGTGTACAGACGATGTTGCAGAGGGTAGATGGAACGCAGGTTATAGGACCTGTTTAGAGTGTGGTGAGAAGAGTGCTAGACAACGACTGTTCACAATCGTTCCTATGCACAAATCAAACTACATAGCTTGTTTTAACAAAGACGATTTAATTGGTATCAACACTAAAGGAGGACTTGTAAGATGAAATACAAAGAAATTACTTGGGATTATTTATTAGCTGTAGCTATTGGTTTTTGTTTAGCTTTAGTATTATTTTATGGATTATCATCATGAAAATTAAGAACTTTATTATTACATCAGGACTAATATTAAGTTGTTCTGTACAAGCAAATAACTTTGCTGAAGCTGACAACATAAGTGGAGGAAAGATAATAATCACAACAGATGTGTGCAGTAAAGACGCATCAATGTCTAGAGCTTATAACTATACAAAAGAAGGACTCACTGAAGATGGATGCTGGAAATATGATTCTGATACTGTTATTGTTCAGTGGGATGTTACTGGAAGAAGACGATACCCCATTTCTTATTTTTCTTTATTAAATGAGTACCGTAAGTTTAAGTCTTTTTAAGGAGTTTCACGTGGAACATAAAACATCACCAATGAGAAATGCTATAGAGCACATATTCTTTTCTAATGAATCCATATCGGAAGACAACTGTACGATATGCAATCAACGTGTTACTGGTTTTAAAAACTTAATTTCAGAACAAGAGTATGAGATAAGTGGTATGTGTCAAGCTTGTCAAGATGACATTTTTAGCGATGTTGATGATGATGAGCGTATCTAACGTTCCTCCCAGGCAAGCTGCTCGCCACCGTAGGTGGCATTTGCTTGCTAGGTCGTCACTTGGATATAAGTATCGGACTTGCCACCCCGCTTTTAGGGGCGGGGATGGCTTCGCCCTCTGTGTTATTAATAACTTTTTAGGAGATAGATATGAGTAAGAAATTTACATTTACTTCAATAGAAGATCTAAACCATGAGGATGTTGTAGATGAGCTACAACTAGATGAAAAAAATCCTCTTGACAATTCATTTAAATCAGGTATTTACACCTACTTAAATTGGTTCTATGACGGTGAGCAAGACGACTTCTTGCTGTAAACTACGCTCCCTTTCAGCTTTCTTTTATACAGCTTTGTCAACAACAGAGTTGTATTGAGGCAATGTTGCCTTTGTTCCTTATGGAGTAAATATGGATAAACCTTCTGGGGTTTCAGATACTTTGTATGCTGCTGCAACTGAATCTCTTGTTTCAGATGCTTCAGCTACAAGTACTTTTGAAAAGATGATACAAGTAGCTTTTACACATAGTTCTGTAGAAACATTTACAAAAGAGCTTAAAGACACTGAGAGAGCCATTAAGAAAGACTTTGAGGTGTCATCTATGCCAGGTCCTTGGAGATCAGCTAAAAGCGTTATACACAGTGCTATGAACCTTGGTATAGCTCTCGTAGATGATAACGGGAGCTATATTGGTAAGACAGCATTGCAAAGCAAAATCAAAGCTGCAAAGCCTGTTAAAGAAGACAACTCTATAGAAACATATGTGATTCAGATTATGGCAAAGATGTTGTCTGTTCCAAAAGAATTGTCTAGTCATGATGTTTGTAAAGAGGTTTATAAACAATTAACAAATATGGGGTTTCATTAATGCTAACAAAAGGCATTGAAGTCATGAAATATGTTCGGGCAAGTGCAGGTAGAGCTGGCTTGTCAGTTGTATTTGAAGACAGTAACCAACCTAGGCATGATGGTAAAACCATCTACTTGCCTAAAATAACAATTGACACAACTGATGAACAGTTAAGAGATCTAATGGCTTCTACAGACCATGAAGTAGCCCATGATCGCTATAGCTGTTTTGAAGTTCTTAAAGAGAAAGCTGTAGATCCTAAAGGTATCTTGTTATTTGTATGGAACTTCCTTGAAGATTCCAGAATCAATAACATTGAAGCTTTAGAGTATCAAGGCTTTAGAGAAAACTATGATGAATGTAGTTCTAGCATAGTAACAAGAATTGTTGCTAAAGCTAGTAAAGACGTTTCACTCATGTCTAAACTCATTACAACTCTCATTCATTGGGATTCTGAAATATCAGCACACAACTTCCCAATGATGCAGTTGGTAGGCAGCTCAATAACTCCTGATAAAAAGATAATAAATGTTCTTAATAACTTTTCTGATCGTCTTGTTTATTGTCATTCGATATTGGATAAAAGACTAGGCACGGAAGCAACTTACAACTTAGCAATTGATATTCTCAAAGAACTAGGTAAAAGCTGCAAAGAAGAGTTTAAGAAAGAAATGGATGCTAGGAGTAGCTCATCAGGTGAGCCTGTCAAAGGAGACAAAGCATCAGAAAAAGAAAAAGCCGAAGGCAAAGCAAGTCGCGAAGACAAAGAAAAGTCACCTGCTGAAAGCAAAAAAGAGAAAGATGAACAAGAATACAAAGTCATCACTCTAAAGCTTACAGAAGAAGAAATACAAAACTACTCTATCACTATGCCAGAAGAAAGTGAAATGGGTAAAGTAGGTATTAATCTTGAGCCTTCAGGCAGTAAAGGTAGAGATTGGAAACTAACTGATTATGATAAATTTATAGTTGTTAACTATCCAAAGAATTTAGGTGAAGCACAATACTTCAACATTAGCCGTAAATTCATAGCTTCTTATGAAGAAAGAGCAGGTAGCAAACTATTAGCTCAAGAAAACTTTGCACAACAAGTTAGAAGGTTGATTCAGATCAAAGCTAAAGTGCAAAGACAGTACGGAGTTAAGAGGGGTAAGCTAGATCAATCTAGGTTGTCTCGTATTTGTTTTAATGCTCCTGGGTTTAATGAAAGAGTATTTAAAAACAAAATAGAAAATAAAACTCTAGATGCTTGTATATCAGTGTTAGTCGATATGTCAGGCTCTATGTCTGGAGATAAAGCTTTGTATGCGTTGGCATCTACTTTGCTACTTAATGAAGTATGTACAACTCTTAACATTCCAGTTGAGATTGTTGGCTTCACTGATGGATGTAGACCTATGTATGAACATGTTCCTTTAATGTTTGTTTACAAAAGTTTTTCTGATTTAACTGTTAATGACGAGAGTATCAAAGAATATTTTTCTTGCAGTAGCAGTTACATGGTAGGTAATCCTGATGGTGAAAACATTCTCTGGGCATTTGATAGGATAGCCAAGAGAAAAGAAAAGAAGAAACTTCTAATTGTTATGTCTGATGGTAGTCCAGCAGCTTCAGCAGGATATGACGGTATAGAAGAGTTTACGAGTAAGGTAATCAAAGAGATAGAAGCTTGTAAATTTGTAGATATTTATGGTTTAGGTTTATGCAGCAGTGCTGTAAGCGAGTACTACAAAGCTCATAGCATTGTTACTAAACCTGAAGATATACCTAAGAATTTACTCCAACTTATAGAAAGGAAGATAATCAATGTCTGAACCAACAACAGGAAAGGTCGAAGACCTAGTCAAGAAAGCTTTGAAAGAAGCACTAGACAAACGTAGACCACCAGCGTCAGATGTACCAACAGTACGAGAAAAAGAAGGTTTAGAGATGCTAGAAGAACTTGCAGAAGATATGTCTAAAGATGTTACTAGTAAAAAATCTATTGGAGCAAATCAAGCATACTTCTCTGATGTTATTGGGGATCATCTTATACCAATAACAGAAGACTTTGGTGTAACAGTCTTTAAAGAATATGATTGGGATGAACGTATATCTTCATTCATTCCTATGATTGATAAAGACTATGTTATAGACAGAGAACTTGCAAGCAACATTCTTATGTCTTGGGAGCTTAACGAGAAAGTTCTTTGTTATGGTCCTACAGGTGCAGGTAAATCTAGTTTGATTGAACAACTATGTGCTCTTACAGGTAGACCTTTTGTCAGAGTTAACTGTACAGGTGACATGGACTCATCAATGATTTTTGGTCAACTCACAGCTAAAGATGGTTCTACTGTTTGGGTAGATGGTGCTGTTACAGAAGCTGTTAAGTACGGTGCTGTGTTTGCATGGGATGAGTGGGACGTTACTCCTCCAGAGATTTCTATGGGTCTACAGTGGCTCTTAGAAGACGATGGTAAGCTTTTCTTAAAAGAAATGCCAGGTAGTACCAAAGACAAACAAATCATTCCTCATGAGAATTTCAGGATAGTTGCTATTGGTAATACTCAAGGTCAAGGTGATGATACAGGTGCTCATGCAGGTACTAACGTACAGAACTCTGCAACTCTTGATAGGTTTGGTACAGCAGTTTACATTGACTATCTACATCCTTCTGTAGAAGAAAAGATGTTGGTTAACAAATGGAAAGATACTGTAACTAAGAAGTCTGCTAAAGAACTTGTTAAGTTGGCTAATCTAATTAGACAAGGTTACAAGTCTAATCAATTTAGTCTAACAATATCTCCTAGGTCTTTGTTTAGTATCTGTCGTAAAGTATCTGCTGGTTTTACTCTAAAGAAAGCTTACACATTGGTTTATCTTAATAAACTTAATGATACGCAGCGTAAAGTAGCTGACGAACTCTTTAACAAAGTATACGGATCTAGCTCTTAAAGCATAAAACCATATAGCCTTATCTACGGATAGGGCTATTTATTTTGTGTTTTTAATAAAGATAACAAATGATAGATAGAAAACTTATAGTAGCAAATGCTCCTAGTAACATTGGAGAGCAGGTACACGTTAACCACACAGGCTGCGAAGCAGGTGTAGACAACAAACGTAGACTGTACATCAAAAGAACAGACAAAGGACTAGTGGCATACTGCCACCACTGCAGCGACAAAGGCTACGCCAAAGATGAGAATAGGTTATCAACATGGCTAAACAAAACAACAGCAGCTAAAGTTATTAAAGAACAATTCTCTGTTAGTAGTCTAGCTACTTTAAGCCCCAAAGGTTTTGTTTGGTTAACTAATTACCACTGTGATGCCAGTAACAAAAATTGTTTTAATGGTGTTAAAGACAAAGACTCTGTAGCTTTGACACTGTATGGTCCTGATGAATCTTTGCTAGGTTGGCAGGTACGAAACCTGCTACCTAAAGAAGGTGCTCCTAAGTACACAACACATTATGTCAGTGAACTAAGCAATGGTGATCCTGCTTGGTTTAACAGACTAACAACAAAGACTTTGGTAATTACTGAGGACTATCTTAGTGCTTGGAGAGTAGGATTTAACACTACACATGCTTCTATGGCGTTACTAAGAACATCTTTGTCAGACAAAGCATTGTTTGACATAGAGAGGGGACATTACGAAACAATCATTATCTGGTTAGATCCAGATGAAGCAGGAAGGAAAGGAGCAGCAAAAGTATATGAAAAACTAAATCATTTTTTACCACAAAACACAAATATAGTTATATTTGATCTAGACAAAGAACCAAAAGAATGTACTCCAACAGAGCTACAAACTTATCTCAACTAAAGGATACCAATGGATTACGATGTGCTTTATCTTTGTTCTCAAAGCAAAGAAAATCTATCCAAGTACAGACGATACATTAAACCACATGTAGTCGTTAAAGAAACCAACATCATCCTTGACGGGATGGAGAAATACTACAAAACATTTCCAACAGTCTCTGACTTCAATTGGGATAGTTTTTCTGCTTTTCTTATAGCAGACCAAAGCAAACGATTAACTGACGATGCTATTGTCAAGCTTCGTATGACGCTAACTAAAGCAAAGACGTTTGTTCCGCACCATGCACATGAAGAAGTTATCAAAACTCTTATAGAGTTAGATTACTTAGCTCTTATCATGGAAGAATGTGAAAAGGTAAAAGAAGGTTCTAGTGATCTTGAGCACGTTCATATACTAGCAACCAACGCACTTAAAGATGTGGAGAGATACATTGAAAAAGACGAGCTTTTTGTTACTGCTGACTTATCTGTTATTGCTGACAGAATCTCATCGTCTGGTTATGAATGGCGATTGGATTGCCTCAACCGTTCTTTGGGTCCTTTACGTACTGGTAATTTTATCATCGTGGCTGCAAGAGTAGAGGTAGGTAAGACAACGTTCTTAGCTAGTGAGGTCAGCTATCTTGCACAGCAGTTACCCAAAGACAGACCTGTTGTTTGGGTTAACAACGAAGAAGAGTCATCAGTTGTATTCTTCAGGATAGTACAAGCAACGCTTGGACAAGAGTCTAAAGTAATCATAGCTGATTCAAAAGCAGCTATGGATCAGTACACAATTCTTATGGGTGGCAACAAAGACAAGATACGTGTTACTAAGGACATGAACAACATCAGAGACTTAGAGACACTGTTTAGAGAAATCAATCCAGGACTTATAGTATTTGACCAGCTTGACAAAGTAGATGGCTTTAAAGCAGATGACAGAGAAGACATTAGACTAGGTAAAATCTACAAATGGGCTAGGGAATTAGCTAGATCATATGGTCCAGTTATTGCTGCATCACAACTAAGTGCAACAGCAGTAGACATGAAAGATCCACCATTTATAGGCTTAGACGCTCTCAGAGGCTCTAAGACAGATAAACCAGGTGAAGCAGATGTTGTTATCACATTAGGTAAATACAAAGAACCTAAGACTCCAGAGGAAGAGATCATCAGAACACTAAATGTTCCTAAGAACAAACTACCTGGAGGTGGTACTAAGCAGATGGAATCAGAAAGACATGGTCAGTATTTAATAACAATAGATCCAATCAGAGCACGTTTTGAATAGGAGTACACATGACAAAAAACGAACAGAAGTTATTTGATGCTTTAGTATATTTAGTAGAGCAGGTAGGAGAAGATGTAAATCCTGAATACATGACTAAACATATGAAAACAGCATTAGAAGATGCGTGTGAGGTGTTAGACGAACTACAAGGAGAAGATAAATGAAAAAAGTAACAGCTTGGAGTATCAATGTAGTGTGGGAAGACGGTGAAGAAGAGATTCTCACAGACGTACCTAACTACGTAGCAGAGGCAGTAGATAGTCATATGACTCTCTTAGAAGAGTTGACTGCTGAAGAAGTCAGGAGAAAAGATGATTGAATTAGAGCTTAGTGAATTGTTCTTATGGGTGTGGTGTATAGGAGCTACTGCTGCTGCAGTTTATTTTAGATACCACTCAAACATGAGAGAAATAATTATTATGTCTTTATTGCATAACGATAAGGTAAGAGAAAAATTAGTATCTGAACTTAAAGAATGGAGAGAAAAACATGGATCACAATAAAGCTTACAGTTTAGTAAGAGAGGTGTTTGGTACTTATGGATACACTGATAAATTTATCATGGATGTTATAGAGTCTATACACATACAAGGTTATAGTAAAGGATACAAAGAAGGGAGGGAACAACAAGAAAAAATAGACAAACTAAAAAAACTTGAAGAACAACAAACTTAACAAAGAAAGGAGTATGGAAAACCATGACCATACCAACATTTATAGGCATAGATGTCGAAACGACAATGAATGCCAACGAAGATATAGGACTAGCTCATCCTATGCACCCAGACAACCGTGTAGTAGCGTTTGGATGGACAGGAACATCTAGAACACATGTAACTTATGATGCAGACCACTTCATAAAAAGCATAAGATCTATACCTTTTGAGTATGTCTTCTGTGGACACAATATATCTTTTGATTTAATGTATTTGTACAAAGAAAGTACTGTACTTAAAATTAAATTTCAGGATCATAAGATATGGGATACACAATTAGCTGAGTATATTCTTACTGGACAACAAGTTAAGTTCTCAAGCTTAGATGAGTTGTGTATTAAGTATGGGTTGCCTATCAAAGACGACAAGATAAAGAAATACTTTCAAGCAGGACTGGGATCTGACAAGATACCAGAAGAAGAGTTAACACCTTATCTTGTACAAGACGTAGATAACGCAAGAGCCATAGCAGAGATACAGTACAAACTAGCTATAGAGAACAAACAACTAGCTCTCATAGAGTCTCAGATGGAAGCTCTACATGCAACAACAGAAATGATGTTCAATGGTCTACACATAGATCAGAAACGTTTAGATGACTACACAGTAGAAGTTGTTAACGAATATGTAGAAGTTAAGCTAGACCTAGAAGAACTAGCAGCAGGACACATAGAAGACATTAACAGCCCTAAGCAGTGGTCACAGTTTTTCTTCGGAGGTAAGAAGAAGGTTAGGGTTAAAGAAGAAGTAGGCGTGTATAAGAATGGTAAGACCAAGTACAAGCTTATGGATAAAACAATAACTATAAAACCATTTATAGCTTACACACCAGATCCAGAGAAGGTATCTGAGAAGACAGGACAAGTGTCAGTAGATGATTCAGTACTCAACGATATGCTTAAGCACACATTTGATAAGGAGGCTATCCAGCTTATCAATGGACTACTTAAGTACAGAGAGTTATCTAAGCAGCTATCAACATATGTCCAGGGCCTTAGCAAGCATGTTATTAATAACTTTATACACGGCAAACTAAATCACACAGCAACAGTCACAGGTAGGTTGTCTTCAACAAACCCTAATCTACAAAACATCAGTAATAACCCTATCAAACAGATCTTTACATCTAGGTTTGATGGAGGTTATATTGTTGAGGTTGACTTTAACCAGCTAGAAGTTGTTGCTCTTGCTCACGTAACAGGTGACGAGCAGCTTATCAAAGATATTTCTAGTGGAGTAGATATTCACAGTGCTCTTTACAAGTCTATGTTTGGTAGAAATCCTACTAAAGAAGAACGTAAACCATTCAAGTCTAGAACATTTCAATTGATCTACGGTGCAGGAGCTAAAGCAATCAGCAAACAAGCAGGTTGTAGCTTAGAAGAAGCTAAAAAGTTTGTTGATGTGTTCTATTCTAGGTATCCTAAAGTAGGTGAATGGCATACAGGATTTGCAAATAAAGTAGAACGTATGTCTTATTATGCAGTAGGAGAAGATGGTTTAAGAGANAAAGTTAAATCTTACGTACTACAAACAGAGACTGGTAGAAAGTTTTTGTTTAAAGAGTATTACAGCGATAGTTCTTGGTCTACTAAGACTTACAATTTTAGTCCAACAGAGATGAAGAATTATCCTATTCAGGGATTAGCTACTGGAGATATAGTACCAATGATGTTGGGTGTTATCTTTAGAAGGCTAATAATGAACAGTGGGGTTTGTATAGTTAACACTATTCATGATTCCATTATGTTTGACGTACATCCAATGCAATTGGATTATTTTTTAGAGGAGATAACAGACACACTAAAGAAAACACACATGTATTTTGAAGGTATTTTTGGAACACCTCTGGCTCTGAAGCTCAATGCAGGAGCATCAGTAGGTGATGATTGGTTTAACATGAAAGAATTAACATGAGCATGATGACAGGTATTGTGGAAGCACTAACCACAAAAGATGTAAACACTAAATTTGGTACTAAACCTACTTATTCCATGAAAGTCAGTGGGACTTGGATTAAATGTGGTTTTAAAGATCCAAAAGTAGAAGTTGGTTATGAAGTTGAGTTTGATGGTGTCTCTGGAACATATGGTGTAGAAACTAAGGCTGTAAACGTTCTTAGTAAAGGTAGTGGTACACCTACTCCAGCAGCAACTGGAACGTCTGTAGCAGCTCCTAAAGCCTCCTACGGTGGTTATAAAGATAAAGTATTTCCTATTCCTGCTTTGCATGGTGATAGAGCTATTATTCGTCAGAATGCTTTAGCTAGAGCTACTGATCTTTATATTGCTGCAAGAGGTGGTAAGCCATTTGAACTAGAAGAAGGTAACCTAGACTTTGTTGTTAGACTTGCTCGTAAGTTTGAAGCTTACACAGCAGGTGACTTAGACTTAGCACAAGCTATGGCTGAGAACAACGAAGAAGGTAAACAAGAGTAAGTTTTGCAGTTGCCACTGTAAGTTTTGGGGCTGTTAAGCCAGCATTCGAGGATGTTAAGTGTATAGTTTTCTGGCTTTCTTATACACGTACATAGTGATATGTATAGAAATACCAAATCGAGGCTCCCTTTTTAATAGGAGATAGATATGTTTTTTTGGAACAAAGATAAAAAACAAATTCAAGAAGAACTAAGTTTTTTACAGACTCGTACTGCTTTACAAGCAAACATTCTTGAGGATCTAACAGACCGTTTAGATCGTTATGAACAAATTTTGCTTAAGTTTAATGAGTATGGTTTTAAAAAAGATGGCTTACCTAAAGCTAAACCAGGAAGAAAGAAAGGATTGGTATGAGAGCATTAATTGACGGAGACATTGTTGTTTATAGATCAGCAGCATCAACAAAAGATGATGAAGAATCTTGGATAGCACAGTCTAGAGCAGACACAATGATCCAAGAGATTTTAGCAGACACACAAGCAACATCTTACAGCGTATACCTAACAGGTAAGGGTAACTTCAGGAGAGAAATAGCTCCTAGCTACAAAGCCAACAGACCAGATGAGCGTCCTGTACATTGGCAAGCTGTCAGAGAGTTCCTAGTAACACAGCACAAAGCTATCATATGTGACGGATATGAAGCAGATGATGAAATGGGTATCCAGCAGGATAAAACAGGAGCTACAACAACTATATGTAGCATAGACAAAGATTTACTCCAGATACCTGGAAAGCACTATAACTTTGTCAAGAAGGTATTTCAAGAAGTAACCCCAGACGAAGGTCTTAAATTTCTTTATCTACAAAGCCTTATAGGGGATCGTAGTGATAACATTATGGGTGTTGCAGGTATTGGTCCCGTTAAAGCAGAAAGAGCGTTAGCAGAGCTTCTACCAGAAGAGTGGTACGACAAATGTAGAGAAATGTATAGCGATGATGAGAGATTCCATCTCAATATGAAGTTGCTCTACATATGGCAGAAGCCCAACGACAGTTGGGAACCACCTGGGAACGAAGGGGCGACAGAAAGGCCTGTAGGCACTTCTGGAGCACAGGCGGAGCCAGTAACCAGCAGCGGAGCAAAAGGAGCAGAGGATGCCACCACCATTCATAGCTAGATTTCCAAAGAGGTTTGCAGACTGGTTAAATCCAGGAGAGAACCCATTCAAAGCAGATCAAGAAACATTAATTTGGTTTGCTAAACTTGTTAAAGAAGCGGAATTATATGAAACCAAAAAGACACAACCCCAACATGTACAAAAGCGGATTGGAAAATAAATTCCAAGAAGCTTGTAAGCTGCGGGGATGGGAATTACCTTATGAAGCAAATAAGATTAAGTACGTTATACCTGCTAGTAATCACACTTACACACCTGACTTTACTGTTACTAATAACGTCTACATAGAAACAAAAGGACTATGGACAGGAGCTGATAGAAAGAAAGCTGTGTTTATTAAAGAACAACATCCAGATATAACCATCTTATATGTCTTACAACGTAACCAGAAGCTTTCTAAGAAGAGTGTAACTACTTATTTAGATTGGGCTGCTAAGAATGGATTAGATGCTTGCATATTTGCTGATACTAAACACTGGACAGATTTTATTATGAGGTACATATGACCACTACTAAAACAGGAATAGTTATAGGTTGTAGGTATGACCCTTGGTATGTTTATCATAACGAGGATCAGGATTGGATTAAATACTTAATAAATTGGGGGTGGTATGACTAAAGAAGAAATAATCAACATTGCTTGGAATATATTCCCAATAAGCGATAGAGAAAAGAATGAAGCATACATTGAGTTACTGGTTCATTTTGCCCAAGCAATAGTAGAAAAAGAACGTGCGTCAAATCATGCATACATTTATGAATTGGAACGTGATCTAGAGGTGGCGCAAGACAAGATTAACGATTGTCTTGTATGTCTTAACTTTAACCCTTTAGAGGCGGCGCAAGATAAGATTAAAGGTTGTCTTGGAATTCTAAACTATAACCCAAGGGGACAAGAATGACTGACACTATTTTTCATATAACAACAAAGCCAAATATAAAGTTTAGACTTGGCAAAGATAGCACCATAACTTTTCACAGTTATTCACCAAAACCGCCTAATGCTTTTCAAAGATGGATGCTGAAAATATTGCTGGGTATTTATATGGAGTTAATAAATGATTAAAGATACAGCGGTTCAAATACTTTTGGAACACTTTAGCGAAGGTATGGTACGCACTATTGTTGATGCTTTAGTTGAAGATGAGCGTGAGAAGTTTTGCGCTGTACTTCGGCAATTACATGATTCATATTCATTGACAAGCGATTCAAACGCCATCAGAGCAAGGGGACAAGAATGAAAACCAAAGAAGAAATTAAAGAAGAAATAATTGAACTGTATGGGGCTATGCAAGCCTTGAGCGATGCAATGAACCTCCTTCATGCCCAACGCATGGAGAAAAGTAAACAGATGATGGCGTTGAGCCATATGTTGAAAGAAATGGAGGACAAGAATGACTAAAGACGAGCCTGTTGCTTATTTTAATCCGCAAAAAGGCGGTTTTTATTGGGCAAAGCCAACAACAGTTACCTCGCTAGTAACAGTTGATGTTGAGCCATTGCCTCTTTACACCACACCACAACAAGGGTGCGATGAATGTGGTGTTAGTGGTGGGTATGCGCTGTATTGCCTACCATGTGCTGAAAAATTTGTTGGTACTAAAGAATGGGTAAGTTTGACTGAGGAAGATTTAAAACCTATATGTGATGAGTGGCGAATTGTTTATGGAGCGTGGGTGGATGACTTTGCAAAAGAAATAGAAGCTAAGTTAAAGGAGAAGAACATATGAACAAACATGAAGCACTAGAAACAATACAAACGTTTTTAGATAAGAGCAGCTACCATAAATGGAAAGAAATACAAGAGTCTATAGATTATTTAAAGGATAAGACATTAGACCAATCTCCTAGGTGGAAACCTTATCGTAATCTAACAAGTATAGAAACAGTTCAGATATGGGTAGATATGCACTCACCTCTAAATAAACCAGAGTTTGAAAGACATTTGTTATTTATACAAGATAAACTTAAGGAGAAAAACATTGAATGAAATCCTAGACTTATTGTTACTAGTAGCAGTTTTATTTACTGCTGCTATATGGATTACAGCGGTATTTTGTTTTATTATTTATAGCATAGGAAAATCAGAATGAAAGCATTCCCAAGCACACAGCCTTTATATAGTCCTGAAAAAGGAGCAGTAGTAGGTAGGCAAGAGAATGGGGGTATGGATCTTAGAGACTGGTTTGCAGGTCTTGCTCTAAACTCTATGTACACAAAGTATTGTGAACAAGCTCAAACACATGGTTGGGATGATAATTGGAAAAACCTTGTAGCTAAAGATTGTTACACAATAGCCGATGCAATGATGGAAGCTAAAAATGCCAAGACCAAAAAGTGATCTAACAGGTAGCAAAACCTACGGTATACGTCTTAGTCTAAAACAAAGAGAAATGTTTCAAGACATAGGAGGTATTGATTGGTTAAGAAATTACCTTGACAGACAAATAAGATCAGAGGAGATACAGCTAGGTATTTCCCCTGATCCTGATAAAGTACCTACTAAAAAATTAATAAATAGATTTTAAACTATGGTAGCACCACTTTTTAATTGGGCTATAGTTAAACCATTGGTATATTGAAAGTGAGCTAATTCTTTAAAGTGAATCCATTTACCAGCCCACTCTAACCCACATTCAGACCCAATTAAACCTATTTGTTCCCAAACTGGGTGTGACCCATCCCAATCAGGTTTTCCGTTTATCAACGGAACAACATCCACAGCACAACGCCAATTGTGATAAGAATCACCAGGTCCAGCATTTGTGACAATTTTTCCTTCTGTGGTCCTTCCTTGAGCGTAGAGAGCTGCTTGGCTTTCCATGTCTCTATACGTACTAGTAACAAGTATATCAATGCCTTTATCTTTACAAGATTGAATAAACTTTTCAACTCTTGTTTTAACTTCTGGAAGTAGTTCATTTAAATCCCTTGAATTAATCATTTTGAAACTGGTGTTGATTGATGTAAAAGTTCGTCTTTTTTCTGACTACCTGCTGAAGAACCAAAATAGAAAGCAACCACGCCTGTCCAAGCAGTACCAAGTGAACCTAGCATAATATCAATTTGAGGCGTATGTTGTACTTGACCGTACATTAATCCAAAAAGTATACCAAAAAATCCACCTGTAATACCTATGGCAAGAACAGGAGGTATCCAAGATTGAGTAGCAATTTGCATTGTTCTTGCAGAGCTTCTATCTTGTACAGCTAGTTGTTCAAAGTCTAGGTTAAGCTCTTGTGCTTTAGCTTTTAGAGCTATCTCAGCTTGTTGTACGGATGCTATTTGATCAGCAGTAAGTTTACCATCATCAAGCATTTTCTTAGCATCATCTTGAGATACACCTATTACTTTAGAAATTGCTTCGTATGCTAGACCACCAAAGGGTCCTGCAATAGCAGTGGCAATAGTAGGAGCAATTTGTGATAACCAATTCATAATATATCCTTACAGTATTTTGGAACAAAACCAGTTTCTTTAAATATTTGAAAACATTCTAACGTTTTTGTGTCGCTATAAAAGCGTTTTCTAAACTCAAACTCTATCTCATGTTCGTATTTGTCTGCTTTATACATACGATCTATTTGAAACATTAACCCAACAATAACAAAGGTGACCACCAAAACTGCAATGCAGATTGCAATTCTAATATTCCACCTCTCCATCCGTTCGTGATTTCTTCTTTTGTCAGCCGTCTCTTTTTTTTTAATAGTTCATCTTGTATCTTTTGTTCTTTTTTTAGTTTCTCACGTTCTTTTTCAAACTCAGTCCATACAGCACCTAATTCTGGGGGAGATTGATATACAAGTAACTCCCTAAGTTCTGCCTCTGCTTGTTCTAATTGTTTGCGTCTAAGAACATTTTCTAATGCAATTGCTTGTAATGATTTACCCTTGGGAGGATTCTTTTTTGTTTTTTCATCTTGTTTAATAGCTTGCTCTTGATGATCAAAAAATGATCCAAGAGAAGCACTAAGTTCACGTGTTATTTCAATAACTTCAGAACCTGTGCTTTTAGCATCTTTGTATAAGGCTATGCCTTGTTTAACAGCAGAAAGAGCAGCTAGAGCAAGAGTAAATGGTTCCATTTTATGTAGCTGCTGTTTGAGCTGTTAATATTCCACTCGTAAAAGTCATACTTCCATTAGTACCCGTTGGAGTTAATTTAGCTGTTGTTATGGTTACAGAAAGTCCAGTAGTGTTAATTGTTACAGTACCAGTGCCTCCTATTGGAGTTATAGATATATTAGTACCAGCAGCAATTTTATTAACAACAGAAGTCCAAGTGGGTGTACTTCCTGCGTTAGAAGTAAGCACTTGACCTGTAGTACCTACAGCAGTAAAAGCGTAAGCACCACCATTGCCATAAGCTACAGCACCAGCAGTAGGTACAGCAAAACCATTGGTTCCACCATATGTTATTTTTAAAGGAGAACCTAACTTTAAACTTGTAAAGTTACCTGTTGATGGAGTAGTAGAACCTATAGCGGTATTGTCTATAGTACCACCTGATATAGCAACTCCATTAGAGTTTTGACTAGCTAAAGAACCATATACTTTATTACTAAGCTTTTGAAACCAATCTCTCCAGGGGTAATTCTCCCCTATAGGATTCTGTGGAATCGGAATGTTTGAATTAGGATTAGTAGCCATAGTAATTACTTGTATTTAATGTCTTTACAATAGCCATTCTTTTGAAGTAGTGGAAGCATTTCTTCTAATTTTTCTCCTATATCATCTCTGACCATAGGAGAGTTAATCATACATATTTTCTTCTTAAAGGTATCATAAGCATCACATTTGGCATCATAAACAGTTTTACCTGTACCAGAGACAGTCATCACATAACTACCAGCCGTAACCATACAAGGCTCTGTGTTTCTACCATCTTTACCTGGTCCAAAACCCATCTTAACTTCTGATAGGTGAATGTTACTAGTAGCATCTTCCATTGTTAAATCAAAGATAGGGTATCCTGTATTCTCTTTCTTTTTAACGTTGTTGTATGGGTAGTCAGGTTGAGATACCACAATACCACAAGCAATGCTATCTTTAACTTTAAGAGTGTCTTTACCATTTAAAGAGTCAAGCATCCAACCAATAGGGCAGCCTGTATGTAGAGCTTGTTGGATCTGGAATAGAGGCCATCCAGGACGAGTAGTAAACTCTAGGGGCCAGGGATTACCCTTATCATCAATGATACAGTTAACGTCTATATAACCGCTGTAACCTATACCATGTAAAAAACCTTCTAAAGGTAATAAGACTTTTTCAGCTAACAAACTCTTTTGGGTATACCTCATCACAGTACCTTGCTCACCAGTAGCAGGACCATGATCCCCAGACATTAGCTTCTTAAACTCCCAGTTCTCAAGAATGTGTTTAGAGAATCCACCTAAACCAAACCATCCACCAACAGCCATCTCACAACCTTTATGGAACTCTTGTAGAACAAACTCACCATCATAAGCATTGCTCTTCTTCCATTTGTTAAGCATAAAAACCATATCACGCCAGTCTTTAGAGCAATAGCTAAGAGCTTTATCTCCATCACCAACAGGTTTGGATACATAGCGTTTGTTTTTATTAGCAAGTACAAGTGCTATAGCATCATCATACTTCTTAAACTTTTGCATAGGAATAGTAGCAATACCAGCTCTTTCAAATATAGCTGATCCATACTCTCTATCTTGTTCCCATCTAGCACCTTCTACGTTGCAGCCATAGATAGGATACCCTTTACGTCTATAAGACTCTATACGTTGTATGTACCTGCTGTTATCAGTAACAAATATGAGATCAGCCCAGTCCATACTGGGTTCCCAATCAGGTACTTTCTTAAAGCAATCCATACCATCACCGTTTTCACAGCGAGTACCATCAAAATTATTACGCATATACACACGTACATCGTGTCCGTAAGCAGCAGACTTGATAGCCAAGTCCATAGCAAATCCACAATCAAATTGATCTATTATTAGTAGGTTCATGGTATATACGTTCTTTTATCCCGTTTAGTAACACGACTTTTAGCTGCTCTTCTTTCACGTTCTATGGCTTTACTTTCACGTTGTTTTTCTGCTTCTGTTTTAACTTTAATGTCTAGTTGTTTAGCAGCAAATTGAGTTTCTGCATCTTCATCAGTAACAGCAGAGATCATTGGAGCACCCATAGGAACTTGTTTAGCAATATACTGCCCTATATCACCAAGAACATCACCCAAAGGATCATCTGGATGATATACTTTTTTACCAGTAAATATGTTTTTGTTAAAAGCTAACTGACCTAAAGACAACAATACAGGATTAAAAGTAAAGACAGGCCATATTAAAGCACTAGCATCTTTTTTATTAGTAGCCACATTCACACCTGCTTGTAACAAGTGGAAAGGACCTGCTCTACGTTGCTCTGCTCCTTCGCCAAACATACTCTCAGCAATATAGTCCATCAATGGATACAAAACACCCATAGCAACACCAATAGCCAACATAGAGTCAACACCCTGACGGAAATGTTTACGACCTTCTGGAGAACTTAGATTACGAGGATCAACATCTTTTATGGTATTAACCAAAGATTTGACCATACCATAGTGGTAACGAGAGAACATAGATATGTTAGGATTTCTAAGCACTTGAGATAGACCACGTTTACCTAATACTTCTGAAGGTAAACGATAATTAGGCATGTGTTTTTCTGCTTCTTTAATAGCAGATTTAAGATCCATAGGTTGACCACGTTTTTGTGATTCAGCCATAATCTCACGAACATATTGTACGTACATTACATCTCTGGTAAACCACATGGCTTTGTTAGATGCTTTAGATATTCCGTTGTACAAATCACCTACAGTAGTACCTAAACGTTTTGCTAGTTGACCAAGATTTCTTTGCGTATTTTTGTCACCAAACATTTCTTTTTTAGCATTTTCAAATATAGGTTCAAAGAACTCTTTATTTCTGGGATCAGCTCCAAGTATAGAACCACCTTCACGCATGATGTCTCTATAGAATTTTGTTTGACTACCTACATCTCTAGCAGCTTGTCTAGCAGTATCTGCAAAAGTACCCAACCTACGTGGGTCTACCCAACCAGTAAAACCTCTAGCATTCCACAAGTGCATAACCTCATTGAACATATGAGGAACTGGGTTAAGCATCATGTTTTTAACAAGAGCATTGCTTAACTTTGTCCACATAGTGTTATCCCAAACTTTAGCAAAATCTTCTATAATTGCTGCTGTTTTAGGATCAAAATGCCATCCACGTAACTCTGGTATACGATCAATGCTATTAGGAACTTTCCAACCTTGTGGTAAATTTTTAAGTGGTTTGTCAGGACTAAATCCAACTTCTTCAAATAGTTTAGATTGTTTAAGGTTGTTAATAAACTCTAACTCTCTAGCTTGTTTACGTAAACCAATATTAGCTAAACGAGCAGATGCTTCAGCATCATGTAAGTAACGATAAGGAGAATGACGCTCAATATCCATCACCTTACCATCAGAGATAACAGCTTGAGACTTAATTACTCGTGTGACTTTAGTTCCATCAGCACCTACAGGTGCTTCACCAGGAACTTTAAGTTCTAAAGTATCACCACGTTTTAAGTCCAGCTTTTCTGAATGTCCAATTTGTTTTCTTTTACCGTCTTTCCATTCCCAGATTGATGTTCCTTTTTTAACAGGAACAGTTTGCCATTTACCAGAACCGTCTTGGTATGAATAGGTTGTATCTTCTAGATGTCTGTGCATCTCAATAACACGACCAGTTTCTTTTTTAACAGCAGCACCCTCAACTTTGGGATCAGTAGTCCAAGTCTCTAGCCCAAACACTTTACGTTCCATAGCAGCGTTAGCTTGGTCAGCAATTTTATCTCCTAGTGCTCCACCATTACTAAAAAACTCTTTAATAGTGTTAAGCCAATTGCTTTGAACATCACCAAAAATTCTTATACGAGATTGACCTTTAACAAACTCATCACCAACATCACCACCCATAGCCTTGATCTTACGAACTAATGCTAAATTTTCTTGGTCAATAACGTCTAATACAGCTTTAGCTTCTGGTGGTAACTCTTCACCACGCTCACGCATATCAAACCATTTGGTTCGATCTTCTGCTGTTACACCATTTTCTGTATTTTCTTTATACCAAGATACATTTTCTGATCTATCTTTAGTTTGAAATGTATTTAGTTTATGAAAAGCATCATCCAACTCTTCCATGTTATTAGGAACAGGAATAGATTGTTCTTTAAGATTTTTGTTATAGTCTTCAAAAAACTTGATGGCTACTTCTTCGCCATAACGTTCATAAATATCTGTCGCATGTTCATAAAATTCTTTTTCATTAGGAATAGAACGAGGGTCTATTTTTTCAGCAGCTTTAACAACAGAGGGAGAAGTTCTTACAGAAAACACATTTAAAGCTGAATAACTTTTAGATTCTTCAATAAGTTTAGTACCATGTTCAATTGCATCATCAAATGCTGTACGTTGTGATTCTGGAATATTTAAGCCTTTACGAACAGTATCTTTAAAACTTTCCCACATGTCACCAATAACAGTGTTTGGTTCTTTAGACTTAATTGATCCAAGTAATTTTTGAAAATCTTTGTTAGTAAAAGCTTCAGCAATAAATTCATCAACATCTGTTAAACCATAAGGTTTGTTTTGTTCATGATAAAATTGTTCATAATCTTTAAGTTCAGCTGGTGTAGCATTTGGTTTATTTTCTTTATATAACTCCATTTCTTTTTTATAGTCAGCGTTATATTTTTCTTCAAACTCTTCAAATAATTTTTGGAGTTTAATAGCAGCAGGATGATTACCTTGAGTAAGAAGTTTTTGAGTACCAGCATGAATAGCTTCATGCAGCAGTGTTGTTAAACTACCTTCTTTCCCAAGCTCTACTTTATGTATAGAATTTCCAGTATATAAACCAACAGCATCTTGTTTTTCAAACCCATCTTTATCTATATATTTAAGAAATTCTTTAGAAAATTCTAATTTAGCATCACGAATAAATTGAGATTGATTAAGAGCTTTAATTAAAAATTGTTGTCCTTTAGAACCAATGTCTGCATTAAGAATTTTATCAAAAGCTTCTCCTACTTTATTAGCATTCCAAAGATGATCGTGCAACTCTTCCCAAGTAGGTTTAAGTGGATTATCAAATTGAACTGGTGGAATGTCTTTACTAAGTTGTTCTAACTTTTCTTGATCCCTTTTTATTCTAGATTCAATTTCAGCAACACCATCGGTATCGCCCATTTTTTTAGCTTCTTGCAAATCTATTTCGTGTGTTACAAAAATATCGTACTCTAAATCATCAATAGCTTTTTTATGTTCTTCACGAGTCTTAGGACCTTCTTCAACAGGAGGTTTAGGTTCGCCAACAGGTTGTTCGTCAGTAATTTCAAAACGTTTGTCACCTGCTTTACGTAGATCACCTGAATGTAACCCAGGTGTTTCACCAGGAGGATTCTCAAGTACATGATCTTCTGGTATTTGACCAGAACGTTTAGCTTGATCTACAGCAGCAGTACGCTCGTGAAAGTTACCACGCTCATCTATAAACCCTTCTTCGTAATTAGGGTTTTCTCTAATATCATCTTTACGAGCTTGGTCATGTTTAGGACCCATACGCTCTATTTCACCAGTCTCTTTATTTCTAATAGCAGCTTCAACTAAAGGAGCTTTAGAATCACGTTCAGTTTTAATAGCTTCTAATTTTTTAATGTATTCAGTTTTTTCTTCTGGAGTAGCTGTTTCTAAAGGGCGATCTGGTAAATCAAAAGGTTTTGTTTTAGTTGTTGGTTTACCAGGTTTAAATACATTAGCAACAGTTTCACCAATAGCTTTACCTACACCAGCAAATGGTGTTCCTAAACGATTTGTTCCTGGTAACACTGCACCAGTAACAGCAGCCACACCCATTTCTAATGGATCAACAGTACCCGTAGTAGCTAATTGAGTACCAGCAGATACACCAGCTTGAGCAGCAGCAGATGCAGCTCTAGCTTTCATAGCAGTGTTAATAACTTTAGCAGTTGTATCTACAGCAACTTTAGGAGATAACCCAACAACACCTCCAGCTATATTACCTACAAAAGTAGTAGCTGGGTTTTGTTTTCTTTGTAGTTTTCTTTGTTCAAAGTCTTCTGGAGCTATTAATTGATGCAACTTATCTTGAACAGAAGCAACTCCTTCTGCTCCTAAATAAGCACCTAATCCTGCACCACCTAATTCTAAAGCACCAGCAATAATAGGTCCTGCTGGACCACCAACAGCTAAAACACCTTCAGCTAATGGAGTTACAGCACTAGCACCAGCAGCAGCTCCTGCAAGACCACCTAAACCTGGTAAAACACTTTCTGTAGTAGTACGAGCTAAGTTACTAACAGGTCCACCAATAGACTGTTTTGTTTCTACAGAAGCTTGTTTAGTAGATACAACTTCATCATCATGTCCCCAAGAAGACTTAGGTTTAGATACAACCTCATCACCTTGTCCAAAATCAGCCATGATTAACCTTTCTTACGTTTTAATGTACCATCTTGCATATAGTAGCTACCTGGTGGTAATTTATCGTACTCATTTTTAGAAGTAGGTTTAGCTGGATTTTGTTCTGTGTATTTGTTACTAGTATCTTTTGATCCTTTGTTCCACTCTTTTAAACTGGTGTCATCCCATTCTTTAAACGGAGACTTACCTGCACTAATTAGTTTGTCAGCATGAGTTTTAGCCTTATTAAAAATAGAATCTGGAATGTCTTTTACATTAGGCTCTGTCTTTAAAAAGTCTATTTCTTTTTGTGTTAGACCAGGAACAAATGTAGGTATGTCTACTTCTTTACCATTTATTTCAGTACCAATAGAATACTCACTCATGTCTTTTCCACTGTTACTTTTTTGTTTACCTAACCATCCAGGACCTTTTGTAGAACCATCTGGTCTTTTCCAATCTGGTTTAACATTACCTTTACTATCTAAGTAAGGTTTAGAAGTAGATTCAGTTGGTGTAGTAGTTTCTTTACTTGTTGTAGGCTTATCTTGTTCTAGTTTTTCACCTGGACCTAAAGTAACAGACTGCAAGTTTTTTTGTAATATGTCATACAAACGATCTTTTTCTTTACCTTCTGGTAAAGCTTCAAGAGCATCTAGTTTAGCTTCTACTATTTCTTTTTTCTTTTCTTGTAAATCATTCCAAGCTTTAGTAGAAAGTAAATCTAAAAATTTATTTTTATCTGTAGATGCTTTTTCTGAAGCTGAAGAAAACATACCAAACAAACCAGTTTTTTGTTGGTCTTTTTTAAGAGCTTCTTTATAAGAAGCTTCTAATTCACCAAGTTCTTTTTTATTAAGCGTATCTATTCTAGATGAAGCACGGTAATAAGAATTAAATTGAGAAAGTTCTAATTTAGTTTCTTTATCAGTTGTACCTGAAATGCGTTTTCCTTCAGCTATTTGTTCTTTAACTCTATCGTGTTCATATTGTATTGTTTTTTGTATATTAGCTAGTTCTTCTCTCATTTGAGAAGTTGCTAATAAATTTTTACCAGAAGTATTTTCAAACAAAGCTTCTAGTTGAGACTTTTGTAATTTAGGATCGTTCTCTTTAAAGAAGTTAGGTATTTGACTCTCAATAGCTTTGTGTTGTTCAGGAGACATTTGTTCTAACAAACTAGGAAATGCTTCAGGAGAAGCATCTTTAATAGTTGCATAAGCACTACCAATAGTTAAACCATCAGCTTCTCTTTGTTTAAGTTCTGTTGTTATTTGATTAAGTTGTGCTTTATCAATAGCAGCAGTTGTTTTAACAAACCCATTCATATCATTTGTTTCTGCTTGGGCTTGAGATATTAATTGAAGACGTTTAACTTCATTACCTGTTTTAAACTCAGGAGTTTGAACTATTGCAGCTAATTTTTGTTTAGAGTCTTGTGCAGCTTGTAAACCATACGTATCAACTAAATTAGCTAGTTTAGTTTTTTCAACAGTAGCTTGTTCTTGTTGTATTTGAACCTGTTGTTTTTGCAGAGTATTTTGTTGCTCTTGCATTTTATTGGCTTCAACTTGTTGCACATTAGGTGCAGCAGCCATATTCTGCTGTAACTGTAACGCAGCTTGACTACCAGCAGCAACATCGGACATTAAGTAAGCCATAATTTATTTCCTGTTTATTAAGACAAACTACCGCTTATATCTGAATTATTAGAATTTAAAGTGGGACCAGTGTAGCTTCCACCTTGTGTTTGATACCCAGGAGTAGACATAGCTGATGTATTTGCTCCACCACCAAATTGACCAGATAATCCAGATAATCCAGTAGAAACTGCTCCAAGACCTTGCATAATAGCTTGTTGTTGAGCATTTTGTTGTGTTGCACCTAGTTGAGCAGCAGCAGCAGGATTAAATCCAGCTCCAGCTCCACCAGACAATTGACTTAAATAGTTATTCATAAATCCTGAATAACCTTGTTGTGCTACACCTTGTAAGGCTTGAGCTTCATTACCAGAGTACAACATACCTGTATTAGCAGCAGCTCTTTGAGAAGCTTGTTCAGCAGGAGCAACAACACCTGTTTGAAATTGAGTAAATCCAGGCATAGCTTGGGGATTAGCAGATTGACCTGGTTGTAAATATCCAGCATACATTTGAGCTAATTGAGCTTGATATGGAGCCATAGGATTAGCTGCATTTGTAGCTGCAGTACCTGCTTTTGAACCTCCACCAATTCCCAAAGCATTAGTTATGCTACCACCAGTAAGAGCGTTAACACCAGCAGCTACAGATACACCAGCAGCAAGACCAGTTAAAGTTATTCCAGCAGACATGTTTTGTCTCCTTTCCAAATATTGTTTAATTTCATAACTTGTCTATAGTCAACAGTTATTTCTTCACCTAAATCACCACCTACCATACCACCTATATCCCTCAATGTTACTAAGAACATGTCATTAAAACCCGTTAAAATAGCTTTTGCATTAGGACGCTTAGAATGATTAACAAGATAACCAGCAGGAGTTCTTAACCCTCCAAGCCTCATAGGAGCAATAACACTATCTTGTTTTATTAAAGCAGTAGAAAACATTCCTTTACCTTGTATTGGTGAATCACCAGAACAAATGCTATAACTACCATCTGGAAAAGGAATGCAATCTTTTCTATATTTAGATGCTAACTCTATGTCTTCTAAAGTCCAACCAGATTCTTGAACCATCAATAAAAAGTCTTCTCGATCTTCTTGGTATAAAGAATACTCTTTACTTAACTTTTCTTGTTGATGTTCTTTAAGAATGTCTGGGGATATAAATAATATTGACTCTAAGTATTCTACATCAGTACTATTAGTAACATAGATATTTTGCCACACAACATCTTCTAATGTAAAGCCTACTTTGCTACCTGCTTTAGCTACAAACATATGTGGAGCTGTTAAAGTCTGTATAGAACCGTTTCCATCTATAACGTTAATGCTACCCTTAAGCAAAACATTCATATGCTCAGAGACATGTTCTTGACCTACTATGAGAGTATTTTTGGGATAATGTGCTTCCCTAATATACAGCCCTCCACCAAATCTATGAACAATGGAATTTTCAATTTGTTCTTCTTTTAACAATACTTTAGCTAAAGCTAATTTGCTTTCTGAAGTACTTAGGTTAAACCCTTCTTTATTAGCTACAGAATTAATGGCTTCTACTATTTGATTCATAACTACCTCTTGTATTGAGTACCGCTACCAACAGATTGTTCTTGGTCCATTTCACCAAGTCTAAAATCAATCTCAGCAGCATCTAACCTAAGAGGAACATTGTCATAGCATAAAAACTGCCAAGACCTACGTCTGTCAGCTCCACTAAGGTATACCTGTGCTCTAGGAGCATTAAGGTTAACAACCCTAGGAGTAGAGTAACTAGCGTAGTCATTACCAGAATGACTGATGTACATGTTACCAGCTACTTTGTCTCCAATGATTTCTAGTCTGCCGTAGAATTTACGTTTGGTAGTACCGTTGTCTCTAATGTCTGTAACAGACCTACAATAGATAGGTTGACCATTATCTTGGTAAACATTAGTATTAAAGTAGTACAAATTACCACTAGTGCTGTCTAAACAGTAGGGAGTATTATTAGCATCTGCATAAAATGTAGGTACAAAATAGTTTTCAGATGAACCGTTGTAAGAAGTCCAGGTGTACCACATCTTTTCATCTAAGTCATAGACTAAAGTTTTATTGGTGTTATATAGCGTTAGTATATAAAAGGTATGACCATTTATCTTATACACATAAGCAGATACGTGTGTTAATGAATCGGCTTCTAAGTGCCTATCTATATGGCTAGTAGATACTTTAATAGGAGATACTCCATCCATAAGGTACACAGACTTACCATAAGTCTTTGTAGTAGCTACCCACACAACTGTGTTACTAGTAGCAACAAGACTGTCTCCATTAGCACAACCTATTTCCATAGTGTAGCTAGGAGCTACAGTAAGAGGTGAACCAACAGCATTACCAACATCATAAAAGAATTGGGTAGTAGAAGAACCGTAAGCTATAAGGTAGTTTAAATGTTTAGCAATACTAACTAATGTGTCTCCTGTTTGTTCAAAGCTTAAAAAACTAAGAGCATTCCATTGAGTTGGGTCACCAACGTTGCAGTTGTATATACGGTTGTTAGTTGTACCAATAAATACGTATTGGTCTAAAAACACAGCACCAGATACAAAAGGACCCGCAGGGAATGAGTTAAGAGCAGGAGTTAACACTGCTCCAGAACCTAAATCTTGAAAGGTAATAGTACCTGATACAGTAGCTGTGTTTGGAATATTTAAAGTTATTGCTGTTCCATTGATGCTAGTAACCACAGCATTGGGTGCTATGCCTGTTCCACTAGCAAACATACCTGTGTATATACCACTAGCACTAGATACAGACACAGTGTAAAAGCCAGTAGTACCAGAACCAGTAGGAGTTTGTGTAGCAGGTAGATTAATTGTACAAGTAGGAGCACTAGAGTATCCACTGCCAGGATTGGTAATGGTTACAGTAGTTATATTTCCCGATACAACTGTAGCAGTAGCAGCAACACTACCAGAAGAAAAGCTAAGAGTAATACCTGTACTATAGTTTAAACCAGGGTTGTCAATGCTAATAGCTACAACAGTTGTGTTATTAATAGTACTTAAAGTTCCTGATTGGTTTAGTAAATAACCATTAACTTTATTATGAAAAAACAAATAGTTATTAAGAAATGTGTTTACAAAATAACTTTGGCTTGTAGATGCAGACGTTGATCCTAAAGTAGTAACAGCGTAGCTACTGGGATTAATTTGGTAAACAGTGTTATTAATAACAGATACTAAATTACCGTTGTAAGCAGTTAAACCTTGTGCTGTTCCACTAGCAATAGTAGTAGCTTTAGTTAGCCCAGGTCTTTTAACCCAATCTCTTTTACCATTACTAGTATCAAAGAAAACGTTAGCACAATACGCATCAGATGCAAAAGATCCTGTACGACTATCTATTGGTTGTGTAAGTGCTATTCTTTCGGTTGTCATATTAACGTCCGTAAGAGTTTGGGTTGGTAGATCTAAAGTCAGGCATAAAGAACGTGCTAGAAGCCTCTACATCCCAATCAGAGAGCTTTTCTTTATACACCAGTGCTCTTGCTGCTATCTCTTGTCTAGAGTTAACTGGAACACCATACTGCATAGCCAACTCATCAGCTAGTCCCCATACTAAAGTGTTTTGCCATTCAATAGGAAAATCAGGAGTATCAGTAGAAGTACCAGTACCTAGAGTAATATCATTCAAAGGCATTTGAGCTACAACATGTAACTGAATGTTTGTTTGAGAGTTAAGATCTGGTGTTAAGTACACATATAAGATACCATTGTTTTCTCTAGGATCATAAAACAAAGTGTTAGCTGTACCAGTAGAAAACTTAGAACCTAACATGTTGTACTCTTGTTTAGAAACAATAAGTACAGGTGTATCTATGTTAGGAGTTACTTGAATATTACGATAAAACCCTTGGATAATTTTAAGTGGTTTGTCAGTAATAGCTACAGTAGGATTTAAAGAGTCATACATCAAAGTAGATGTAGACCCACCTAATACATAAGATGTTTGACCAGATGTAGTAGGAATAATAAGTTCAGTTATTTTCCATAGCTTTAATCCATCTACACTCATTTGTTTAATGAGTAAGTTAAGAGACATTAAAGCATTGTTGTATGTATTGGTATCAGGAGTATCACCAATCTCAAGCACACCTAACCTACCTAGTGCTAGGGAAATAATTTGGCTGCTATTAATACTGTAAGTAGAACTCATAGTTTATCCAATAAGAAAGTCATTTAGTCCAGGTGCTACTTTACTAGGTATCATACATCCAGGTATACCTGAAGCAGGTATAGCAAATGATCCTTCTAAAGTACAAGATGGACGATAACCATTGTTAGTACCCACTGTTGCACAATCTGCAGTACCATAATCAGCTATGCTGTTTACAGTAATTAAATCACACACAAAAAGAAATTGATCTGATTGTTCTGATCTAACCCAAGGTGGAGCTTGGATGTCAGCTACACCATGTACAAAGTCTTGGGGTTGTCTAGGTTCCCAATCTCCAGGACAAACCATAAGACCGTCCCAACGTAACCGAAGTTCACTTTCTTTATATTTACGACCACACTGGTCACAGATGACTAACCAGCCACCATTATCCCAACGTGATTTGTAAGACATGTTTTGTTCCTAGTAACAAGTTATTTATCCTGTTTACCATCTAACTTATCAAATATTTTACCCAACATAGATTTGATGTCGTGCATGTCACTGCGATAATCATTTCTATCTACGTAAGTCTTTGGTAAGTCTTCTCTAAGTTTAGCTAAGTCTGTTTTAAGTTCTTTAACAGCCGTCCACAACTCCCTAGCAAACCAACCTATTACGGTACAGCTTAATCCAAGAACAGTGTCAATAAGTTGTTGTGTTTCCATTTTTAAAATACAGTTACTACAGCATTTAAAGGAACACCAGAAGTAAACGTAAGCAAAGTTCCATTACGGGTGTAGCTTACATTTGGTATTTGAAATATTCCATTAATATAAACAATGCCTCCAGAAGTACTGGGAATAGTAAATACTGTTTGATTAGATGTGGCAGTTATGTTTGTAGGATTATTAATAATATTTTGTGTTATTAATGCTGTAGTACTAACTGCATTTAACCAAGCAGCAGATACTGTTGGTCCAACAAAATCAGAATAAGTTACATTTAATGGGTTAGACATAATGTTTTACTTTTCAGAAATAGGTTGGGTTGTTATTATTCTTAACAAAGTTACTATTACAGATATTGCAATTCCTAAAAACATTTGATGTATAGGTGTTAGTGGCAATAAAAATAAAAAACCTTGCAATACAGACAATGCTGCCACAAATAAAGCAAATAAAACCGTTTTAGATTTAAAAAGTTGTAATATCATTTTTATCCAATCAATAAAGATGGTGCTCTAGCAATATTATTAGCCCATATCATTTCAGCAGTTCCATTGAATTGCACAGTTTCTTGATTTGTACCTGCTAAAGTTGGTGTCATTACCAAACTAACAACATTCGAAGTAACAGATGCAGTAATTGCTCCAGCAGTTATATTGTTTCCACTTGGGTTAACACTTGCTGGTGTTGTTGTTACTAATTGATCTGCTGTTCCTGTAGTGCTACCAGCACCAAAATAAACAGTTCCAGTTGAATAATTGCTAGACATTGATATTTGAGCATCAATGTATTTAGTGGACATTGAATTTGTACCAGTAGATTTAATTGATAAATTGCCTTTTATTCTTACTGATACAGAGGTTGCATTATTACTTCCATAAACTGTTGGCATCTGCACTCTACAAATTTCTGCTGAAGAAATAGAGCCTGATTGAAAACAAATTATTGGAGGAATATCAATATTGTCTCTTTGATAGTGGATTTGATATTTATATGATTTGCCACCATAAAAACCAAAAATATCAACATTTCCTGTGCTTGCATTAAATTTAAGATTTTCAGGTAATGCCAAATAAGTGTTTCCAGAAGCATCAACATTAGTTTTGAATGTCGTATTAGCTATATAAGAACCAACAACTTGATCTGGTGTAGTTGGATAACCACTTATAAAATTAACCAAAGGTCTTGCAGAAGAAACATTGTCATGGAAAGAAATATTGCTATTTACAATGACCCCAGAAGAATTAACAGGATTTATAGCAATTCTAGGTGCGCTTGTATTAGAAATGCTACCAAATGTGAATCTAAATTCTGCCGCAGATAAAGCCCCAATAATGTAAAGAGCTGTCCCATAAGATTCAATTGTTCCATTTCCATTTGTTCCTGAACAACTACCAAATACTTTCCAAGCATAAGTATTAGAACCTGATGTACCTCCTGTATTAGCCATATAAACATTTTCTAAATTAAGACTGTTTACATCTTCTGTAACTAAACAAGCATTAACAAAATTTAAACTAACCATAAAGTTTTCACCAATTAAAGTGTTAACTCCACAGCTATGACTTGTTGCTAGTGTTTGGTAACTATGAGCATATGAAATTCCAAGATTAGGAGATGTTGCATAAGCAGTAAAAACATAAGGTAAATTTGCACTTACATAACAAGTATCATATGTATTTTCTTCAGCACCAAAATTCCAAATTCCAATAGTTCCCTGACTATTATTTACACTTGAATTATCACCCATTCCTATAATCAATTTTTCAAATTTTTGATTTTGAGTTTCAGGTAATGTAGAAGATACACCTTGATAAATTCCAACAGTTGATGGGTTTGTAGAACCAGCAGATAAATGTAAATCTCTAATAGTTAGCCATTGTGATCCAGTTGTTTCTATCATTGCATAACCAGTATTGGTTTGACCAACAATAACAGACCCTTCCCCAGCACCAAACAACATTAACCCGTCTCTACTTTTTGTATTAGATGTTCTACTGTTTGTACAATTTAAAGTTGATGAAATTAGATAATTTCCTGCTGGGAAGTAAACTGCTCCAGCACTAAAAACAGAACCTATAGTTGGACAAACAGCATCTATTGCGGCTTGTATTGCAACAGTATCATCAGTAGTACCATTACCAGTAGCACCAAAATCTAACACATTGGCAACAGCACCGTTAATCATTGAATAAGATATTTTTGTTAAAGACATTTGTTATATTCCTTTAGCTTGTAAAGTTATGATTTGAGTTTGTAGGGTTATTATCATATTTTTATCCTATATTCAAAGCGCTGAAATTATAAAAGCCATTAATTCTGCATATCTAATACCCAATTTTGTAACAGTTGTTGTTGCTACTTTTGTATAAATTTGTGTTGCTCCCTCTGGAACTACGTCTCCATCATTCAAAGTTACTGTTTGACCATTTAATGTATATCCTGTTAACAAGTCATACATATTATTTGAATCTACACTAACTGCATGACCATTGTATTCTTGCCATGTATCTGAACAAAACAAAGCATATTTTGTTGGATCAAGGCCTTGATTAACGAATGTTTGATAAACGTCTTGAGCCATTATTCCAACGTGAATTCTAGCTTTATCACCTTTCAATGCTACTGCTGAATTTAATTTATAAGTTTTGAACAAACCTTTTAATGCTTTTGCTACTGTTTGTTCAGCACTTGTTAAATCTGCTATTTGTTGTTTGTCGTTCTGATCTGATGTATTAATTAAAGCAGTTGTTGCATATACAGTTGTCCATCTAAAAGATGAAGCACCTAAAGTCATTGTATTATCAACACCAGGTTGAAATGTTCCTGTATTAAAAGAAATTAACCTTGTTTTTGCAGATGAACTGGTCATTTGATAAAAACCAAATCCACCACCAGCAATGTTGCTATTTACTATTGATAAATCTTTTTGTCCGCTAAACCAATTAGCCGCAATTGAAACTTGAGAATCTCCACCAGCACTGTTCAAATAATTTGATGGATAGCCTCCATCAGAATTTGAAGAATAAATAGATGAATAATGACCTGCCGATGCTTGAATTGGTCCAGCAACAGAAAAAGTAGTTCCATCCCAAGTTAAATTACTACTTGTAGCTAAAGCACTTGTACTAGAAGCATATACTATTCCATTTGCTGTAAACGGAGTTGAACCACTTAGTCCTGTACCACCATAAGCAGTTCCTATTTTTGTTCCTGTCCAAGAAACACTTCCAGAAATTGAAGTTGTGTTATTAAAACTTAATGTAGCAGTACCCCAAGATGCAGAAGAAGGAATAAAAGAATGTACGTCCCAAGTTCCATTGGTTGTGCTATTGTTTAACAAAATAACTTGAGCATCACCACCAGCTTGTAACGATAAAATAGAAGTTGATCCATCGTGAGCATTAACTTGAACAGAAGAAACTGTAAGATTATTATTAAAGTAGTACGTATCTCCAACTGACAAAGTTGTTGCATCAGGCAAATTAAATTGCTGAGATGTTGTTGTTCCATTAACTGTTTGATACTGAGTTGAATTAACTGTTAAATTAATTGGTGTAGATGATGCTGTTGTAGTTGTTACAGACGGAATAAAATTGTTTGCGAAAACATTTCTACCTGCTGTTAAGTTAGCAACAGTAACATTACTAGTAACACCACTTTGATTAAGAGGAACAACTTCACTACCTGTAAGAGGTGTTGATGCTGCGGGAAGTGCTGAGATTTTTGTATCTGACATAATTTATTCCTTTTAAATATATAAAATCTCAATTTGAGATGTAAGCGGAGGAGCTTGAGTAAATGTTAGTGTAGTTCCAGAAATAGAATATGAATTTTTATTTTGGTATATACCGTTAATATACACATTTGTTACACTCCCTGTAACAGTATAAGAAGTTGTAGTTCCTGTTCCTGTGTAATTTACTATAGATTGAGATATTAATTTTGGAATAGTTGTATAAACTGCACTATTAACATCATTTAACCAAGCTGATGTTATAACTGTACCACTTTGAAAATTAGTTGTAGCCATATTTATAGTACCAATTTATAACCAGATTCTTGCAACAAGAAATCACCAGTCTCTATTAACAAATAGGAATTAATCTCTGGCTCAATAATAGCCCCATAAATGTTATCAGTAACACCATACTGGTCTACGTAATCAGGACGAGCTGGTACGTAAGACCCATATAGACTATTGGGGGTAGTGCTCATTACACACCCATTATGGCTTGTACAGTAGCACCAGTTCCAGATATAGCTGTTACGTTAACTCGTACCCAACGCCAAGGAGCAATGGTTGTAAAACCATCTGTAGCTGTTGTTGTACCAGATAAAGTAATTGTTGACATAGTAATCCAGTTACTATTGGTTCCATTAGCAGTTGCATCTTCATTGGTTACTTGAACTGCAATCGTAGCAGTTACAGTACCCGTACCTTTAATAAGACCCTGGAAAGAACCATAAGGACTTTCTTTATAAATAGGTGAAGAAGCTCCTGTTGCTGTAGTTGAAGTAACTCCACTAAACGCAAAGTAACGAGGTTGCTCACCACTCTTAATAAATACATCAGACATTTTAAACTCCCATTTTGCTTACATCTAGCACAATGAAAAATGATCCCGTACCTTTAAATACCATATCAATTTCGTGACCAATTAAACCACTAACCCATCCCAAATCAATTTTACTTCTACCTTCTAATGGTAAAACGTAAGGTTGATTACGATAAGTTACTAATACTCTAAGACCAGTTTCAACCATAAAGACTGTTGCATCTAATCTAATATTAGTTGGATTACCTGCTAACTTGTTGATATTTATAATATCAAATACAGAATCATTCTCGTTAACAATAGTACCTGTTACTAAGTAGACAGTATTTTTGCCTCCATCACTAACGATAGAAACATTAATACTGTCTTGAGTAGCTTCGTGTACTAACTTAGTGTGCATATTAATTGTACTCAGAACCACATTGGATACTATCAACAAACATAATGTTGGTAGCATTAGTATTTAATGCGTAACCAGCAGCAGCGTTAAGAGCAATCATAGGCATGATGTTATCAAAAGCACCTGCATAAGGAAGGATAGGAGAAATAGAAGAAGTCATAGAAGCATTGGTAACAGCAAAAGAATTACCAGAAGTTGCAGTGCCTCCAGCAGCTAATGCAGTAGTACCGTCTTGTCCAATAGACAAAACTTGTTTACCGTTAACACCAAAGAAGAAACGACCTTTACCGTCATACCAGAAAGACAGATCAAGCCAATGGTTAACTTCGTTTGTAAATGTTGTATAACCTGTTCCACCAATGTGTGTGATGTAAGGAGCATACAAAGAACTGCTTTGTGTTTGGCAATACAGTTGAGCATAAGGACTGCTTCCGTTAGCACCAGTAGCACGAACTAAAGGAGCTTGTGCGTAACCAGAACCTGCTGTACCAACAGCAATACTTGTGTATTTGTTAGAGCTACCAGCAGTAGTTAGTGTACCAACTGTAGAACTAGTGTCTCCATAAATACCACTTGGTTTAGCTAAATCAGCTACGTTATTAATAGTAGTGGTAACAGTAGATCCTGTTAAACCAGTGTTCTTAATAACAAGTTTAAGAGCTGTACTACCAGCAGATTTTTCTAAGTAAACACCATTGGCAATAGTACCAGTAGTATCAGATACATCAAACAAACCATAACGAGATACAGTAGTGCTATCTGATAAGAAAGTAGAGTTGTGTGCTACTTGAACATTAAACCACATTTGATTACCAGGAATCAATTGAATTGCTTGACCAGTAGAACTATTGCCGTTAAGAGCAACTGCGGCTTTACCACCAGATGCAGTAGTTACAGCAAGAGAAACAACACCTGCATTAAAACCAGTAAGACCTGTACCAGCACCAATAGTAGCAGTTGTATTAGTTACTGTGTAAAAACCAGCAACATATGGATTCATTTCAGAAGTGATTACACTTGACTGAGTTGAGTTTGGAACATTAGGGAAAGTAGCAAGAACGCTGTTAGTCTTATTGACATAAGTACTAATACCAGCGGGGAAACGGGTTGGATTTGCCATTTAAAAACTCCTTTGACGTTGTTTAGAATAACAACGCTGTATTTCTACAGCGTCATTGGATGAATGTATTCTACACTAAGATTACATTTTCTTTTTCATCATTTTCTTTTTTGCTGCTGGTTTCATTGTAGAAGCCATTTTTTTTGCAGCAGCCATTTTCTTTACAGAACCTTCACCAGCTTGTTTAGTCATGCTTGGTTCAGGACGCTTACCCTTCATTTTAGACATTTCATAAGCCATTTTATAAACTCCATTAAATTAAAGAAACCCCCCAGTAAAGGGGGGATAAAGTTACTAATAACAATCAAGGACCGTTAACGCCCCATACTGCACGAGGATCAGACCATCCAAAAGAATAACGCTCATAGCCTTTGGCTTTAACGTTCATCGTATCAAAATCATTGTCTTGATCGAATGTAATGGCATGACGCTCATAGTACTTCATACCAGTTCCACCAGGAATAGTGTTACGGATAAACCAAGCGTGTGGGCTTGTGAAGTAATGGTTTACTTTGAATCCACCAGGCAAGTAGTTACCAGACTTAATGACGTTAATATCATTGTTGGCATTACCTGTTTGGTAGCTAGAGTGAAGAATACGTTGAGCATTAAANACTTCTTGACGAGCAATNTGAAGATCTTTAGGTTGAATAGCAACTAACAAACCACGGTCGTTTTGTAAACCCATGATTGCAATTACTGCATCTTCTAAAGCTGCTTCAGACAAGTCAACGTCAACAGTAGGCTTGTTAGCAAACGTACCACCAGTAGTATTTGGGTGAGCTGTAGAGCACAAAGGTACACCATCACCACCTAAATAAGTACTGTTAAAAGCACGGTTGTAAACGTTAGCTCCAACGTTTTCTTTAGTTTGTCTAAAAGACATAGCTAAAGCAGCAGCACGTTTCTTAGATACTTGCTCGTACAAGTTGTCGTCCATTTCTTCTTTAGTCACTATGTAACCCATTGCGTAAGCAACGTGTGTATAGCGAGTAATAAAGCCTTGGATTTCAGAGTCGTATTGAACTCCAGCACCTTGTTCTTTTACAGGAACAAGACCGAAGCCAGTTAACTCAACATCTTCCTCATAGTTTTGATTGGATGTGTCTTTATCAAAAAGAGCTGTGTACTCTTCTGGATGCTCATTGTAGGTTTGACCCCACCAAGCTTTGACACCAGGCCATAGTGCTTTGGGATGGGAACCTGTGGTAATTACACCTGCCATTTTATTTCTCCTATTTAATTAATTAGATTAAGCTGTACCTTGGGCTTGCTTAAAGAATGCTTTGTTTAGAACAATATTTACTTTAGCATAAGAACCAGCGGCATTATCTGAACGTTGAGCAAATCCAATAACTGTGAATGGTAATCCTAAAGAACCACTTGTACCCAATGCGGTAACAGTAGAAGCTTTAAGAGTCAAACTAGATTGGGGTGAAGACTGTGACAAAGAGTCAGCAGCAGTGTAGTTACCACCAGCATTTTTAAATACGTCTGCTAAAGCATAAGTATCAGCTTGGATTTCATACACAACATTAGGATCTGTCACTACGTAAACATAGCGAAGACCAGCAGATTGTGGAATGTAAAGTTTACCTAGGTCAATGTCAACACCTTGTAAGCTAACACCAGGATCAGCAGGACGAATAGAAACAATAACACCAAGAGGCTCAGTGCTATCAGCGGTCATTTTAGTAATGTAAGCAACACCGTTTGTATCAGAACCACCAGCGTATGTTACTAAGTCACCAATAGCGTAGGTGTTAGTAGCATCGTTAGCAATTGCAAACAATTGGCCTTGCTCGTTGAATGGTGCGCCAGTTACAGTTCCAACTGGAGACAGACCACGAGGGCGGGAAACGTTAGCCATTTAAGACTCCTTTAAATTAATTGTTAAGTTTTATTCCACCTGTAGGTACATAGAATGCTGGATTTTCTCCAGTAATCTTACCTCTACGAATAGAAGAATCAATCGTATTATTTTTAGCTTGAAGTTCGGCTTGATCTTCCTCATACCATTCTTGCCTAATCTTCATAAGGTATCCGTATTGTTCTGAGCCTTCAGCACGAGGATTTACAAGATACCTAATTCTTTCTCCGAGGTCACCATTACGGCTAACTACGTTTTCACTCACACCACCTACTTCGGTAGGGGTTACAAATTCATATCCATTATCTAGTGCTTCTTGAATTCTACCTCCTACGTCTGTAAAGACATGTAAGTGGTATCCTTCAATTTGTTGTCTAACACTTATCTTGGCTTCTGTGCCATTAAAAGTGTTGCGTCTTTTACGAGTTTTACCATCTGTAGCAGGAGTAGGAGCTTCTATTGCTGCTTTTCTTTCTTCCAACTTCTCTACTAGACGATCACGTTTTTCAAACTCATTTAGTGCTCTTGGCATATCTATTTCCTTTCTAAGTTTACTTTAAATTAAGACCAATCAAAATCAGCTACATACTGTTCACGGGTCATAAGCTTTTGTTTTACAAACCGATCACAAGCTGCTTTTGCTTCAGCAGGAAGATTATCATACGATTGAGCATTACTGCCGCTTGTGCGACTTTGCCTACCCGATCCAGACTCTACTCTGCTGCTAGGACTTTTCTTTGTACCAAACTTATTAGGAAACTCTTCTGCTAACACTTCATCAAGCTTGTCTAAAAAAGGTTGTCCTTTAAGACTTGGAAACTCTAGTCGAATGCTTTCACCTAATCCGTTTGCAATAGTTGTCATTCTTTTATCTTCACCAAACCACTTGTTACTGTCTAACCAAGTTTGTAACTCAGGTTCAATAGTAGGTGTAGGTGGAGTTACAGGAACTCTATCTGCATCTTTAACGGCTTGTTTAGCTTCTACTAGTTCTTCCTTAGCTTGATCTAAGGCATCATCTAGAGCGTTAACTTTCTTTCCATCCCCATCACTAATAGCTTGGGCACGGCTTTCTTTAATTTCTTCAATGCGTCTCTCGTAATCTTGAGCTTTGCGTTCAAAAGCTTCTTTTTGAAACTTCTTAAACTCTTCCGCTGCTAGTTTAAATTCTTGTAGTTGTTGTTTAGTGCTTTGTAAATCTTTTACAAGGTTCTCGTTGTTTTTTCTAAGAATAGGAAGAATCTCACGACCTCTCTTTACAAACACATCTGCATCAACCCAATCAGCTTCATTACCACGAAAACGTTCTTTTGGAACCCATCCTTGGGATTCAGCCTCATGAAAAATTTCTGCGGCTAGTTCATTGTTACTAGTAACATTTGCATCATCGCTCATATCTTACTCCTATCTTTGTTTAAGTGTCAACTTAAGTTTTAGCTAAATAAGGATCTACCAAGTCTACATCAGCATCCAAGGTTCCCGTAATGTCTTTATCGTTAATCATACGGTAATTGTTTCCGTCTTTGCCTAAATACAACAGTCCAGCGTATTTGGCAAATATAATCTTATCCCCAACTTTACACCAAGGTGCAGGTTCATCGGCATAACATTGGTCACCCATTGCTATAACAATACCAGTTGTATTGCCCATTTGTTCTCGTGCTTCAGTAGTCTCAGTAGTTAAAATAATTCCACCTTTGGATACCTTTTTAACTTCCTGGGGCTTTACAAGAACTCGCCAACCTACGGGATTAATTCCAGAATCATTGCTCATTTATAACCTCTCTAGTTTCTTTTGACTCGTATAAATCTTCATACTCTATGTTAAGGATAATTGCGATTGCTCGGCATCTACCTTTAACTTCCTCTTGATCGTCATAAGAATTGTTAACCAATCCTTCTTTCATCATTTCCCTATCGTTAGTTAACATCTTCATCAGACGTTTAGTAACTGGGTGTTGTTTCCACTCTTCAAAATTACCTGGGCTTACTGCTTCCATTTTCTCTCCTTACTAAAAAACTCTTACTGAGGTAATTGAGGCATCTCCTGTTGTTGAGGCTGTCCTATACCTTGTTGACCACCCATAAGATTACTTACTATGTCATCTCCAGGGGAATCTTTACCATGCTTCATCATAGTGTCGTACACACTATTCATTGTACTTATTGCAGTTAACAAACCTTCTCTACGTTCTCTTTGTAAACCAATTTGCATATTAATTTCTTGTATACGCATCTTCTCACCCTCAGTAGCAATACCAATCTTAATGGCTTCGGCTTCTGCTTGTAGCTTTTGAATTTGAGCTTGGTTAAGTTCTGCCTCAGACATAAGTTTAAGCAAAGCCATTTTCATTTCTAATTGGTCAGAAGCTTGTTTAGCTTGTATCTTAAGTTGTTCAATTTGTAACTTAGGATTAACTGGTGGGGGTACAGCGTTAGGTCCTTTAGGATCTGGCAATACTTTTTCAATGTTTGTAATCTTCATAGCTCTTAAGAATGTACGCTCTACTTCATATCGGTTATATAAACCAGGTGTAGCAGCCACTCTTGAAGCTATACCCATAGCTTGATTTAATCTTTGTGTATCAGATGTAATACTTGGGTCAGCAGTTGGGCATACATCTGTTACAGGACCCTCGTAATCATCAGTTAAAATAATACCTGCATTTGTGGCATTAGATACATAATGTGTGTTTTCAGAAATAAAGATTTGATTAAGTCTGTATAACTTACGAAACTCTTGTTTAAGACTACGATGAGTACGTTTAAAGATACCGTTAAATATCTTCATACCTTGTTCAGCCATAGTACGAGTAGTTTCAGCAGGAGTATTTTGACCAGGGTTTTGACCTGTCATAACATCTACAGCACCACCAATACGTTCTCCATAGTTAATCAAAAGATTAAGAAGAGTAAACATAACTTGAGAAGGTTCACGTACTGGTAAAGGAACAATACCTTTTCTCAAATCATCTCCAGTGGTGTCTACGTGTTTCCACTCCATTGGGTTAAAACTATAATTGCCACCACGGAGTTTAATACCACGACTTAAGAATCCACCAGCAGTGTTAGCCAAAGTACCAGCATCAATAAGCTGGTTCATAATGGTGTTGATTGATTCGTTAAGTGGTCCAAGCAACACACCAAAACCTAAGTCATAGAAACCACCATCGGGTGATGGAATGAATGGATACTTAGTAAAATACTGTTCAGCTTTAATACTTAAGATTACATTTTTACTATTTCTTTCTACATCTTTTTCGGTGTATCTAGCAACAATCCTAGCAACTTTTTTAGTGTCTCTACGAACATAGACAATATAAGGTTCAGCGTAACCGTCATCATCAAGATCAATAAAACAATGCTGTTCAAGAATCTCATAAGGAGTACTTCCGTCTGTAGGCTCTGGTGGCATTAAGCCTTGAGCTTTATCTTGTAAATTTTGTAAACCCTGTCCCATTGAAAGAACAGAGTCTTGTTGAGGACGACCTTCAGATACTTCTAACCACAATCCACGAGCTACTCGCTCATAGATGTCGTTCTTATTCATTGGTAAGATATGAGTAACCCTAGGAGCACTTTCTAAACTTTTAGTCCAATAATTAACCACCAAGTCTTTAGCTAATACATTTTCACTAATATTGTGTTTCTTAATTGGATCATGATAAGTCTTTTTAAAAGCACAACCAATAATAGGTTGTGTAATTAAAACTTTATCCATCTCTGATTCCCAGTCTTCATCTTCTTCAAAGATCTGGTAACTCATATGTTGTTCTACTCGTGTAGCTCTCATGCTACGTAGACCGTCTTTATCTTCTCCAACTATCCTACATTTAACAGGCAAATCACTGTCAATAAGAACAGGATAACTACGTGCATGATATTGCAATGCAGCAATAGTAATAAGAGGGAACTTAACGTTACTGGCATTAGCCCAAGGAAAGTTTTTAGTCTCAGCTATTTGTAAAGCTAGTTTTAAAGACGCTTCTGTTCTTTTTTCCCAAACACTTCTAGATTGCAAGTCATTATCAAAGTCTTTGACAACTTGCATTCCAATAGTTTCTAAATCTTCTTTACAAAGAAGGTTAGCAATATTAGCCTCATACATGAGGTCGTTAATATCAAATTTGTCTTTTAGGTTCATATATTTTAATACCCACAAACAATAGAACGACCTTGGTCTGCTCCTATATTACTTTCTTGAATAAAAGCCTCGTACTCTTCTTCTTGGATTTCTTTTTCGGTTGGAGCTTCCCACATCCTATCAAGCATCAATCCCAAATAAGCCCAAGCATCAACTTGGTCATCATGCTTGTCTCTAGGAAATCTAAGTAGCTCATCCTCAAAGCCTTGGTACCAATCTGCGTCTTTATCAAACTTACAAGCCCCACTTCTCATACGAGCTTGAATACTTCTAGCACGGGTAAGTTTATCACCGCTTGGTTTTAATAAGACAGTACTGATAAACTCATTGCGCTTAAGCATTGCCTCATTGAGATAGGGTCCTATAGCTTTTTGAATAGTACCTTGTTCCAGTCCAAAGAGTACGGGCTTATATACCTTTTGAATCATCAGTATTGTATCCACAATTTCTAAAGCGTCCATACGCTCTTTGATTACGTGTTTACAGTATAGCTTACCCTCATCATCCATACCACCTACCACAAAAGCAGAGTAATCTGCCTTTTGAGATTGAGATACAGCTAAATCACAAGTAGCGTAATATACCAGGTTCTTTTTATGATCTTCTGGTTTAAAAGGTATAAAGTCTGATTTCTTAAAGAAAGTGCTTGTAATGTCTAATGGGATATTAAGCATCTCCTGAGAGTAAACATCAGCTAATCCCTGACGTACATAGTCATCTTTTTGCATTCTAAACTCTTCAGCAGACTTCATTTCAGGCCAAAGCAACTGTTTAAAGTCATCTGTGTGGGCACGGTACTTAACAGACTTCCAAGGCAATTTGTTTAGTGCATATTCTTTTAAATCTTCTTTTACTAAACTTTTAATACCCCTGTGAGAACCTAATTGAGAAGCTGGCATAAGGTTTTCTAACAAACTGTCCAAGTGTAGTATTGTTCCCACAATCCTAATCTTACCTGTTGAAGATATACAAGGAATTAAAGCACCATAGAACCATCTTTTAAATTTCATTCTACGGTCTTTGTTCATTACAATTTCATCGTTTTCCATGTCATCTCCAATGACAAGGTCAGGTCTAAGGTTAGCCCACTTAAGTCCCCGTAGCTTTTGTTCACTTCCTTTAGCCTGTATTCGGAAGGTATGGTTGTCTTCCATTTCAACTATAAGATCATCTTCTGTATCTTTAGCAAACCCTTTAATTCCAAAAAGGGATCTTAGATCATCGTTGTCTAATAGTTCTTTTTTAATATCTCCAAGAAACTGAACAGCTTGGGTTACAGTATCTGAGACTATAAGAACGTATCTAGATTCTCTAAACAAGACAGATGCTAGTGTATAAGCATGGGTTACAGCCGTAGATTTAGCATGATACCTAGGAGCTGCAATTGCAACTTGTTTGCTGTTACTAGTAACAAGGTTCCATATCTCTTTATGAAACTCTGGGGTAGCAGCAGGTTTATCAAAGTTCTTTCTAAGAACGGAATTAACAAACCCCTCCATTACCTCAGCATTAAGCTTGCTCATCTAACAACTTCAGCCATTTGAACATCAACTACATTGGTTTCATCTTTAATAGTCTTGCTGTTCATACTAGCAAACTTAGCAAACTCTTCACTAAGTTTTATAAGTCTGTCGTCTATAGTTCGTTCTATTTCTTCTTTGACAGGAGAATCTTTAATCTTTTGTTGCTTGGTCATTAGTTCAGAAGTAATCTTTAAAGCTACATGAGCTTTAACAGGTATACGGATTATTTCTCCAGTTCTTTGGTCAAACTGAGCATCACCTAAATCTAATCTGTCTTCTACAGTTTTTAAAGCTTTGTCTACAACTCTTTTAAGGTTGCTGTCCATCTGCTGTACATCTTCAGACTGTAGCTGAAGACAATACTCTTTAAACCAATCTGTGTACTTCCATATTTTAAGAGTCTGTAAGGGTATACCCGTAACTATAGCTGTCTGGGACATATTGCCCAACATAAGGTAAGTACTAACAGCTTGGAGCTTTTGGTTTTGAGTCCAATGGGCTTTCTTAAACCTACTGTTTTTAGATTTACCTCTTTGCATATTGTTATCTCTTTCCACTAACGTTCTTTTTAGCTGTTTTAGCTGATTGTTTAAATGCTTTGGCTGTAGGAGCACCCTTGGTTCCAGGTGTTCTCATCTTCTCACCAGAACCTTTGGCTATACGTTTCTTCTTGGCATTGATATTGGCATATAAGCCTTTTGGATTAGTTCCTGTAGATATTGGCATATCAACACTTCCATTTCTTAAGAGCTTTATTAATTCTAGAATTAGGATCTTTGGCTTTAGCTGTTCCAGTTAGTTTCTTTTTCATACCACCCATACGGGCACAAAATGAATCTTTCCTAGAACCACCTTCAGGTTGAGGAGCTTTAAGATTATGTCCTTGAGCTTTAGCAGATGCTCTACCTTTAGCATTAAGACCTCCTGATGGAGACTTACCTTCTTTACGTTGCCATGCTGGTGATTTAGCCATAGTACCTCCTTAGATGGTTTGAAATATATCATACTTTTTACAATGTGATACAAATAAAATATATTTTCAATATTTCTTAGAAATGAATACTTTAGTGGACTTGACAAGGTTTTAGTGTTTACAGGATACTAGCCCCATCTTTTTCTTTTTTACTCTTTTTTCTTTTTCGGTCATATATATATATAAATAACAGCATGTTTATAGCGAGTCTATGTATAGACGAGATATTAAACATATATGCCTTATCAGGTGTACGTTATCCAATAACCCCCCTTTGTTTAAAACTACACAGAATTTTTATATTGTGTAATAAATCTCATCAGTTAAATAATATATTTCCCCCCTACCTACCCCCTAGCAATATACTTATCCACAGGTTATCCACATATTACTTTAGTACTATAAGATCGGAAGAGCGTCGTGT